TATTAGCACTTGGGAAGTTGTCTAAGGTTGTGTATGTAATAGCTATATGGCAAAAGGTAGAAGCTGCCTTTAGCCTTGTTTTAATCATTCGTCTTTGTATGCCTTGCCCTCTATAATCTTTATGCACCCACGCCCTGTTAAATATGCAAATGCCCTTAGAATAAATTGAGCCGCAATAAGCAACAATACGGCTCATATCGTCAAGCATAACCCACCATTCACGATTGAACTGGAACTCGTCTGCGCAACCCTTAAAGTTAGGATTGGTATAATCTAATTCCCTTAATTGCTCGTAGGTATCTCGGTCTAATATATTGCCGAAGCTAAATATCTTCTTGAGGCGCATTGTGTATAGTTTCTAATTTGGTTAAATAAAGTATTGCATCTTGCAGCTCTTCCTTTAGGTGCGTTATCCATTGACCGGTGCTTAAATCACTTCTATCCATTGTAGTTCCGTACTTTGATTTCCCTACAAGTTCACGTCTACGCATATCTTCTATTACTGCTGCTAATATTTTACTATCCATTTATTTGTCGGTTTTGCTATGTATCTTAAAACAAGTTTTGCACTTGTATTGTATTTTCTTTACTCCCGTTGCGGTTGTTCTACGAAGTGAAATAATCAAGTCATCACTTCCACATTCAGGGCAAGTGCCTCGGTCTTGTCCGAAGATAACTCCGTAATGTGTTTTAGGTTCGATGTGGTTCTTAAGTGCGTTGAATACCTGCTCTAATAATACAACATCTTTTTGGCAGTACTTAATCATTTTAGCCATAGCGACTTTGTCCTTATGCAGAACGATATCCTTCCATAAGCTATACTCGGTCTTAATCTTAGTTCCAATACCTAAGTAGTCAGCTATGTAATTAAGCTTGTTGCTATTAAATCTAAACTTTTGCCTTGCTACCTTTAGCGTGTCAATAGTAACGTAAGAAGGGAACATTTCAATCTTGTGAAACAAGCACCTGGTTCTTATCCACGCAAGGTCGAACTTGTCGCCATTATGCCCTACTAACTCCGAAGCCGTGTTTGCTACTTCGATAAAACTTTGTAGCATCTTTTTGTCGTTCTGTTTGCTATCCCATTGTAAAAAGTAAACTTCTTTCTCATCTTCCCACTTGTAACAAATACAAATAATAGCACGTTCTTTAATAATACTTTCGGTAGATATGTTTAGTTTAAACCCAGCAGTCCAAAAGAAACCGAGATTTGGCGAAACTTCCACGTCGAAATAGAGACGCTTACGTTTAGATTTGAGCAAGTTGTTTTTTGTCATAATACCTTTTTTTCACCTTTTCTAAGATGCGTTGTTTATTTTGTAAATACCAATCGTGTTTATACTTTACTTTGTCTTTACATCTACCATCTTTATAGGTCGGAATTAATTCAGGTCTATTACAAATATGCATTCCGTGTCTAACTGAATGTCTTATATTTTCTGCTATTGTAACATACTCTAAATTGCTCGGTCTATTATTTGTTTTTACTCCATCTTTGTGATTAACTACATAATCTTTTGGTCTTTCTCCTAAAATAAAATTAGCCACTAAAGAATGAATTGGAAATGTTTTATTATTTAATTTAATAATTAAATAACCATAAGCATTTTCCCATTGTTTTAGTTCTCTACCTTTAGCGTGTTTGGAACTACTAAACACTTTTACTTCTCCTGTTTCTAAGTTTATGCTTAATTCATAATACTTAGGCATCTTAAACATTTTTATCATAATCTTTGATTTTCTCAAAGATACCAAACTTTATTCATTCAACAATTATTTTTTGCTGAATTTATCTATTGTGGTGTAACCCATAGCAAAGAGCGTAAGATACAAGACCGCATCTACCAACTTATCGCTTGGGTTAATTTTTAAGATTATATTTAAGAATAGGGATATAAAAAGACAAACGCTGCCAAGCATAGCCACTACTCTTTTGTGGCTAATACTGTTGCTTTCGTCTGATAATAAATTAACTAATATAGTTCTAAAGTTGCTCATATAGTTTAGCTTCAGCCTCTCTTCGCCTCACTAACCCTTTAAGCACCACATTGTTTGCTCTTGTCCACTTCATAAATTCAGCCTTAATAGAAGGGTCTTTAGGGTTTGCATTTACCTTTCTAAGCAAACTGCTTCTCCTAAGATTGTTTACCCCTACATTGTAAGCAAACGAAACAATCGCAGAAAAATTGTTATCGCTCAATAAACTTTTTATTAAAGGTTTTATTTGATTGATAAAATCTTCGAGTATGTAATCAAATAATTCGTCTGCCCTTTCCTGTGTAATAACATCGCCTTGCTTAACCATTGTCCCGTCTTCGTAAAAAGTATTTCCAAACCCGATAGTCCAATGCCCTGCGCTGCATTGGTATGCCTTTAACTTGCAGCCTTCAAACTGCTTTATTAAATCTCTACCTGCTTTGTTTACTTCCATAATCTATTCCAATAAGCTAAAATTAACACAATCGCTATTATTAGACCGATTAGAGCCTTCCAAAAGTTATTTTGAGTAGTTACCTTATTTTTATCTACAATCGAAATTTGAGTACTTTCTGTGCGATTAAACGCTATTGTGTCTTTTTTAACTAAGCTATTGTCTGTCTGCTTGTCTTTTGTCTGGTAAACCCACTTAGTTACGATTTTGGGAACGACTATAATGCTATCCTTTGTTACACGGATTGTGTCATAAATAGTAACCTCTTTTGTAAATACTTGCTCCTTTTCTATAATCTTGGTAACGCTATCATAAAAAGTAAGATGCACGGAGTCAATCTTAGTTGTCCCCGTGCTATCTAATCTCTTTTCGAACTTCTTAACTGAAGCGCAAGATGTAAGTAATAAGGCTAAAAGTAGTATTCTCATTTGAGTTTCTTAGTCATTTTCCAATAGTATCGAATAGCCATACCGCCTGAAACAATAGCAACCAAACTCGCCAACAATGTGAATAGTGGTTGAATACTTGTAATGCTTAATGTTGCACTTACTAAGGAAACGATTGTTGATTGGTCTGCTTGGTTGTTATTTGCCATTATAGTTCTTCTTCTTCTTGTTTGTTAAATTCTATGCCAGTAGTCCAATCTTCTAAGAATGTGAAATTCTCTAAGCCATTGGGATTGACTACGTTAATTATTTGAAAATCAAATTCTTTATCATTTAAAGCTTCAATGTCCTTAGTTAGTTTCTTGATGCCTTCTTTGTTAAACTTGTAATCGCCTTTCTCGTTAAGGATTAAAATACCTTTTTCGTCTACCGAAGCGTTGTCTAATCTTAATTCCTCAACTTGCTTGTTGTAATCTTCAAGGCTCTTACTAATCTTTTCTTGAACTTTAAAAAGCTTCTTTTGAACTTTTGTTTCCTGGTTGCCGATAACGTTGTTAAGACGGCTCACTAATTGCAATAGTTGTTTGTACTTCATTTTCATTGTTTTTTATTTGTAAAGATAATTGTGGATTGCTAAACGGCAAAGGTAAATTTACGATTGGTGGATTTTTAAGGTTCTCAATCTGTGTAGCTAAGTTTTCATTCATAGCTTCTACGTTAAGACCTGCTTCTAACCAAGTACATACTTGCTCGTAAGTTAAATCTTCGTAAGCAGTAAAGTCGGTTTCCGAAGGAGTAGCACAAGCCATTGCTCCGTAAACTTCTGCGGTGTATTCTCCGTCTTTACCTTCGTATCTCCAATGTACTGTTTTTACTACATCGGTTAAACCATCTTCGCTTGGTGCGGTGTCCATTTGGCTAATAAGCCATTTTGTTTCTAATGCCATTTTTAAGGTGTTGAACTATTTAAATTAATATAATATACTGTTCCGTCTACGCTTACAGGTAAGTAACGAGTTACGTTGAACGCAGTGCCACTTACACTTGCTCCTATTTTTATTGCTGCTCTACCCCAACCCGTGTCTGGTTCTCCTGTCTTTATTGAATCTGAGAATGTAGCTGCTCCTGTAGAGGCTATTGATAATGACAAATTACCCCCTACATATAAACCTAATGTGTTTGTTGCCGTTAATCCAATAAAATTATTTCCTGTTGCATTATCAAAATAATAATATTGTCCTGAAGAATTAGTTAACTGAAATTGAGTTGATTTAACACTTGAAGAGAATGTAGCTGCTCCACCTGATGCTATTGATAAAGCCGTTGTATTATTTGTTTTTATATTTAATGTATGCGAAGTACTTGTACCAAAATTCATTGATGTATTAGCATCATTATAGGTCATATCAGCAGAAACCGCACCACCTGCTCTTTGCCAAGTTTCTATTGCTACACTTCCACTTGCAGTATATGAAGCAGCAAATCTACCTGTACCGCTTACATCAAGTTTATATCCTGCATCTGCCGTACCGCCAATTTGAATATTGTTAGTAGCATAAGTAATATTTATTGCTCCTGTACCTGTATTATAGTTATATATGCTATAATCTGTACCTATTGTTGCTTGTGCTGTACCTACTATCCAATTGTTTGTTCCACTTGTTTGATATTGAACTCCTGCTCCAAATGTAGTTCCACCTGTTCTATTTAAAAGGACAATAGCAGCAGATGAAGTTACATAAGCTAAAGGAGTTTGAATTGTAGTATCAAAAACCACTTTACCTGTACCTGTATTATCACTAAATCTAAGATTAGTACTATTTAGGTACATATCCCATTGGTTAGTACCTGAAGCACCATAAACTCTTAATCCACTTCCACCTGTACTTGTTGCAGTATATTGAGTTGCCGTTAAACTACTTGAAAATGTAGCTTGTCCAAAATTATTAAAATAAAATAAAGGACTTGCAGTATTACCAAAATGTAATCCTATACAATCACTACCACCAGGAGCACCTGAACCTTGATAATATCCCATACCATATGGTTCAGAACCACTACCAAAACTCCATATTCTATTATACCCACTTTGGTAACTTAAGTTCATAAAACCTTGACCTGTTCCTGCGGTTACCGAAGATGAAAATGTAGCTGCCCCTGAATTAGCAATTAACACTCTTTGTAAACCATTTGTATGTATAGCTAAATTATGGTTCGTTGTTGTACCAATTACAGCCTCATTTGTAGGTTGATATACATAGAATAATGCAGTAGTTGAACTACCTGCAACTTGTAAAATGCCGCCATTAGTATCGTAAATAGATGCAGTTTTTCTACCATATCCAGGGTCAGACGTTGTCCCCAAAAGCAAATTACCTATAGAATTAAGGCGCATACGTTCAGAACCATCTGAAAAGAAGTATAGATAATTTGATGTGTGATTATATCCAATTGTTCCACGATATGCATCTGCACCTGTAGTTCCATCAGCAAAATAAATGTTTCCTTCTGTAGTTGCAGCAATAGTTAATCCTCTAAATTCACCACCACCAATTACAAATTGATTGCCACCTGCATTATAAGATGACATATTTGTTACTCCAATTCCTAATCTACCACTCGCATCTAACGTCATTGCTTGGGTAAAGGATATAGCGTTACCTGCCGTTCCTGAATCTGCGATATACCATTCGTGTGCTGCACCTATCATTCTATATCGTGCAGCAGCAGAACTATTTTTATAAATGAAGTTTGTCCCGTTATTAAACGAATTATTTAATATTTGAGTTTGATTGCCACTACCCGGATTGTAAATAGCAGAACCTGAACCTATATCAAAACCAAATGTACCTGTCCCCCACGCACTCGGTGTAACTCCTAATCCTAAATTGCCTGAAGCGTCAAGCAACATTTTTGATGTGCTATTAGTATAAAAGTTTATAGGCTTAGAACCTGCTCCATAAACATAATGTTCCGCAGAAGTTCCACCTAAAAATAAATTACCTGTTGAAGAATTTATTTGTAAATACTTTTCGCTTGTATTACTTGCACCTATTTGAACTATATTATTACCATATGTTAAAATAGTTCCGTTATCTTGTAGTAAACTATCTCCTATTGTAGATGCACCTGTGAATTTAGGCAAGAAGTTTGTAGTACCTGTACCCGTTACTGGATTGGTTAAAGCACTTTGTTTGTTGTTAAACGTAGTCCAATCGGTGCTTGATAATAAACCTTGCTGAGAACCACTCGCAGTTGCAATAGCTAAAGTAATAGTTCCACTTGTTGTAATAGGTGTAGAACCAATAGTTACTCCGCTTGTTGCAGAAGATAAGCCTACACTTGTAACTGTACCTACACTCCAAGACCTATTCGCACTTAAATCATAAGCCGTTCCGTTAATAGTTAAAGTTCTACTTGTTGGAACATATCCGCTTAAATCGGGTGCGTATTGAGGTACGTTTAAAACACCCGTTGTGCTATTGTATGTCGCTGCTCCGCTTGTTCCCGATGTTGTTAAGCTAATAGCTGCTCTTGCCAAAGCATCGGTATATTGCGTAATAGTAGAAGCAATTACTCCCGTTGTGTTATTATAGCTTATCCCTGCACCTGCACTTAAAGAAGCAAGTGTAATAAAGTTTGCCCCGTTAGTTAATTGGTTTGTATTCGTAGGGATAGTAATAACACCCGTTGTAGAATTATACGCACCACTACCTGCCGTAAAACTTAATGCTGCACGGCTACGAGCATCGGTGTAATATAAGTTACTTCCTTCTGCTATGTTTGAAGTTGTACCTGCAACCTTAGTCCATAAACTTGTAGCACTAACATATTGTAAAATATCTCCGTTGCTTGGACTTTGAGCAGCTACGTTATGAAGTTCATCCATTTCGTAGCCGTTTTGTATCTTAACCTCTACAACCCCTTGTGTCGGGTGCGCCCTTACTACAATACCAACATAAACTAAGTGCTGAGGTGCGTAAGGTTTTGTACTTGTAAAAGTACCTGCCGTTGTAGGACTTAAATAAAGTTGAGTACCTTCTGTATATGCTTGAGTGTCTAAATCGCTTATGCGACCTGCAACAACTACATAGCCGTTGTTATTATTTGTAATATCGTTTCGTACTATACCATAAGTTTGTGCGCTTGTACTATCGCTCGTTGCAAGAGCCTTAGTAATCGTTGGCAAGTTACCTTGACCGCCATTGATATATACAACAGTTCCCTTTGTTAAAGTCGCTCCTGTTTTATTGTAAACCTCAGTAATTAAGTTTTGTGCTTCATTAATTACTCCAGGGAATGTAACTAAGTTACCTGCTCCGTTTATATATTGAGTGCTATTACCTGCAAAGCCTAAGTTAATAGTTCCGCTTGTAGTTACAGGACTTCCTGTAATTGCTAAAGCATCTCCGCTTCTTGATACCGCTACACTTGTTACAGTACCTACCGCACCGCTTGAACGCTGCCAAATAGTACCGCTATAAATAACATAATCGCCCACCGCAAAAGTCAAAGGACCAGCTCCAAAATTTACTGTTCCTGCTACGTTACAAATATAAACATCTCCCGTGTCGCCCGTTCCGTTTGCAAGTGTAGGCGTGTTTGTAGATGCGTTCCAAGTTCCTTTGTATTCCATAATAGAACTTGGTAATTGACTAATAGGTACTTTACCTTGACTATCAAGCGAAGCATAACCATTAGCGTTGCCCTTCTCACTTCTTAATTGATAAGTATCTAATAAAGCTTGTGAAGGGAATACTTCTACATAAGCCGAACCACTCCACAAATAAAGTTTCTGCGTGTCTTTAGCACAATAGATAACGTTAATATCGCCAACCGCAGGAAACCCTGCAAGGTTAGTGTAAAATGAAACCGCACCGCTAAATATCGCACCTAATTGAGCAAGTGTAATCTTCTTACTTACTCCTGTTGTCGGGTCGCCTATAATAGTTAAATCGGTACTAACTGGTGCTAACTCGGTAGCTAATTGGTTAATTTTTTTGCCTATCATTCTGTATAGTTATAGATGCTCGGTACTGCGCATCTGTCGTTTAAGTAAGGTAATTCCATTGTAATGTCTATCTTAACTCCTGCAAGATAGTCAGGGTCGCTTTCGGTAAAGTAAGTCAAAGGAGCAGTATCGCCAATATCCCAAATTGCTTTAGGATAACGTAACTGAGCCACTATGTCTTGACCTACTAAAGTCATATCGCTTAGTACTTCGGTTTCGTTTGTTTCTTCCATTAACATTCTGTCCATAAAATAAAGGCTAAAATTATAGGTAATATTTTTAGCGTTTATAGTCGCACCCGTTAAAGTGTAGAACATAGCAGGGTAAGTAACCTCGCCATTGCTTAAACGTTCCCACACATCGCCGAAGTAAACAAAGTTAATTTGTTCGTGGTCGTTTCCGAGTGTTGTTATTTGTTTGACTATTTGGTTTAACGTCAGGCTCATTCTTAATTTTTTCTAAATAAACACGAAGCTTATTTTGGTTTTTTATTGTTGTTACTTTACTCATAATTAGCAATCACTACAACCTCTATTCCCTTGATAAAGTTCCTCGAAGCTTTTACCTGCGCAGCAATCAAAATCTCCTAACCAAATGCTCGTTGTATAAGCATCATTCTCAGGGTGTATTGCATCAATGCCACTTCCAGGATTAAGGTATTCAGGGTAAAGTGTTGAATATTCTTTTAAGTATTTAATCATTCTTTGCTTGTAGAACTCCGCTCTTGCCTTATATCTATTCGCCACGTCAATCATATCCTGCATAGAAGGGTTCTCGGTATTCTCGCCACTCTTTCTTAATAAGCCTTTATTGTAGAATTGATAAGACAAACCCATTGGTAACTCACTAAGTACATAATGCACTAAAGTATCTGCTATGTATTGGTCTAATAAGATAACCTCGTTTGCGTTTAAGTT